CTCATCCATGCATCTGAATTACTTCCATCATCCCCTCGTTTCTCATAGTCCAAAGCGATCTTTTGCTTAATCGCTATCTTGATCACTTCCGGTACAGACGCAGCGTCAGCATATCCAGCCACATAGGTTAGGACCACGTTGCTGAGTGCCCTATTTGTATAGGGCCAGCTCTCAGTCACACGCACGCGCGCGATCCCTGAAGCTATGTCTACCGTGTAATCCGCCGAGTCAATTGTCTGTGGTGCGTCATCTTCGTCTTTATAGGCAATTGAAGTAAGTTCAGTTACCGGGCCGTATGGTAAAATCACATCCTTTCCGTAGAAAGAACTTAGTTTAACGGTACGGGTACGTGTAATAAAGCTCAATCCAGAATAAGCCTCACATTCAGCAGTCGCGGACGCTATCAGCGATGTCAACAAAGTGTCTTCATCATCGCTGTCAATCTTTAGCCACGCTTTCACCTCTGGTAAAGAGACGACGAGTGTTGCTGGTAGCGTCGCATTGCTGTATATGATCATCTTGTATGAACTTTGTGAACTCCTACACGATGCGTTTTGCGTCTGGCTTCATCTTCCCCGAGTCCGTCACTTTTTTTTTATCCTTTTCGTCTTCTACATTCCAGTATCCGGCGAACTTCACAGCTTCTTCATTAGTGACTTCAATAGGTACTCCAGCATGAGCAACTACATCTTTAGGCTTCTTACCATCCTCGTTGATTTGTTTCAAAAGGAAAGTTTTCTTTGGTGTTAACTTTGGCATATATTTTAATTTGATTAAGTCAATGCAGGAAGCGTAGTATTCCAATCTTTCACTACCGCGAACTCTTCAGGATGCTCGATATCAACGTCAGCATAAGTGTTTACCACGATTCGGATTTTGTTAACAAGCGCCTGAGTGTAAGGATCGAACAGAATACCCACACCGCCCCATGTGGCAAGTATTGCAGACTTCCAATTAGAAGAATAAATCATTGCGCTTAGACCTGTAGTTGTTTCTGCCAAATCAGAAGGAATTCTGTTTGTAACAATGAATTTTCGGCCCCATATATCGGTCGAGCTAGGCCTCAAAATGAAGTTACCTTCAACGCCTCCAGTTTGGAAAGGCGTCAGTGCAAGCGAGGCAAAACCGTTTGTGTTCATTACCCATCCGGCGTTACCATCGCGTCCGTTGTCAGCGCTAACGGCTGCAATCATTGCAACCAATGCACCATACGTCATGTCACCTCCGGAGGTACCCAGAGACACTACGTTAACACCTGAGTAGTTCAGGATACCAACCGGAGAGTTACCACCAGTAGGACCGGCGAGTACCGCCGTATCCAACGCCGCAGCAATACCATATTCGATTTTGCTTCGTAAGTACGCTTCAGTGATTTCTTCAGACTGAACAAGCATCTGCCCGGAGATGTCGGTATAACCGGCAAGTCTTTTAGGTGACAAGTCAATCGCGTCAAATGTCAGAGTGAACTCATCAGCAGAACTGTTTTCAGTCTCCCACACGAACGTCGCTTCATTAGTGGAGCGAGGGATTTTAATATTGCCTTTTAGACCTGTGTACTTTGTGATTCCAAGGCGATCAACAACCGGCTCGATCCTCAATGAAGGAATCATAGGACGATATTCAGTACGAACTAGGTCCGCACCTTCGGTTGCAACGTCCAGTAAACGGGCTTCCTTTCCATACTGAACCATTCTGGCAGGTATAAGAACGTTAGAAGTAATTGGCTCAGTGATACCAGCATCCCTCAATTCTTTTACAGCCTCATCGTACACTTCTTTTTCAAGTCCTTGGACTGAACGTATTGATTTGTTAGCGATATCTGCAAACGCTTTCCTGTAGGAGTAGCGCGAAAGTTCTTTTTTCTCAGATGCGTCATCTTGTGGAGCACCGACACCAGCAGCTGCTTTTGCCGCAGCTAACTTTTTTTGCCTCGCTTCAATCTTTTGAAGCGGTTCAATTTGTTTATCGAGATCCTCGATTTCTTTTTCAAGGTCACCAAGTTGTTTCGTTTCTGCCTCAGTCAAATCACGACCTTTGGCCAGATTAACCAGGGCTTCAAATGCATTTTCTTTATCGGCCCTCTGTTCGAGAAGTAATTTCAGTTTGTTCATTTTTTAATTTTTAATAATCTTTCTTCGTACTTATTTAAATTGGGGTCGGCCCCTGGTTTTTCTTTTGGTTCTTGCGCTTCAATGGAGTCAAGTATTCCGTTTACTACTTTTCTGATTTCTGAAATAGGGAGGCCGATACGGTTAAGCATATTCACCCCCGCGCGCGCGTGATTGATGACTACTTTTCTGGTAGCCTCTGGGTTGGATGGAATGTTTACAATAGAGAATTCAAGGAGTTCTTGCCCCTCAAAGTGGTATGTTTCGCCAATGACCTTACCTTCAGCGTCTTTCTCTTTTACAAATTTGCCTTGTCCCAATTCTAAAAATCCTACTGAGGTGGCCCTGAGAGTTCCGTTTAAAACTTTACGGAAAACTTTTTCGGCTTGTGGGTTGATGTCTGCTGTTTCAAAAGTCACCTCACCCATTAATCTGTCATTCTCAATCCATGCTCTAGCTGGACCGAGTACGTCATCTGGGTTAGGGGGCGTACACATATTGTCGCCGTAGACATTGTGTTGATAGCCTACAATAGGGTTACGGTTGAAGTTTTCAAGCTTCCAACCTTTCATGTTTAAAACTGTGTTATGTCTGTCTTTTGCTGAGGTAGAAATGACAAATCTGACAGTACGCGTTTTCTCTATATCGGGACCAAAATCACGATCAATTACACCTTCGAGATAATCTTTATTGATAGATGTGGTTTCCATTTAATTTTTTGCCAAAGGGTTTTTCTTCTGCTGAAGGAATTATTTTGCTTTCCATCATCTTGCGGAGCATGTCTGCCAGCACCATTGCGCCCTGAACTAGAAAGTCATCGCCGCCGTCATATGGATTCATGTCTTCGAAGCTTCGCGCTTCGTTGCGATTCATTATTCCAGTGTTAACCATAGCTTGGTAGAATGCTTGGCGTGCGGCCAGATCTCCGCGAAGGAGACCGTTCATGTTAAATTTTGTGTAGATTGTCGCCTTCTCAGTTTGCTTGAAAAGCTTCATGTTATTTTCAAGCTCGATGTTACGGCATACTGGTACAATGGTGTGCTTGGCATAAACCAAGTCCATCTGTTCTGCATTGGAGAAAGTCGACCGTTCAAGATCCTGTACAAACTGTGGAGGCATCTGCCAGATACCAAGTAATTCCGTTTTATTCTGCCTTCGCTGAATAGCAAAAGCAGCCTCGTCAGCAGGCGTCATTACAGGCATGTATTTAAATCCGCCATCCAGTACACGGACTTGACCGGGCCTTGCTTCTTGCCAGTTCTTTTTGTTCTGTGCTTTTTGCTCTGGTGTTAATGACTTGTCTGTACTTAAAACACCTGGAGGCTGTACGCCCATTAGAATAGCGGAATACCGATCAAGCTTCATAGCCATTCCGATGGCATTTGAATTCTCTCTTACCGGAGAACGACCGCAGATTCCATCGAAAGAATAGAATCTGTAATGCAGCATGTCATACGCGGGAGTCGAATCACCGTGATGAACATAATAAGGCCCGTCATCCATCCATTCAATTGAGACCTCCCAGGGATTTAGGATGTCCAGTGACATCGGGTTTCGCCTGGAATCTCTGTTGATTCTAGCGTATGCATTGCCCCAGATATCAACGTGTAGCATGATAGTCTTCCAGAAATTAGCCGCCGTCATGTACGCGTTCGGCTCTTGGGATAGAACCCAATATGCGGGATGGTCAACGAGTGGAGTTTTCTTGTTGTCCTTTTCTTCAATGACTCCTATCGGTAATGAAGCGACAGTATTGCCACGCACGTTGACGGAAGAGTAAATCGTAGAATTTCTTAACGCATTGCGTTCAGTGACCACTTCACCGGCTGCGTTGTCCGAGCTATAAAAGGAATGAATGATGCTTCCATGAACATCATAGATGTCATCACCTGCAGTCCAGCCTCTTTTGCCGGTGTTCCAGATGTATTTGTTTACAAAATCTTGAAGGAGTGCGCCCACAGAATGCAAACTTGTGGGCTAGTGACTTTTTATCGGTTAACATAATTAACATTCGATTCAAATGCTGCTCGTTTGTTAATAAGGTTTACTGGAATTGTTTAAATTTGTTAAACCGATTCATAGATGAGCATGAAGGAACGCAGTTCTTTTTTCCAATCATTCAATTC